CTACGGTTAGATTGTTTGTATCGAATGTTCCTGCATAATCAATAATTGAAACCTCATCTCCTAATGTTGGTGATGAAGGTAAAGTCATTGTAATTGCTGAAGATGTTGTGTTAACAAAATATCCATACCCTGCAGTCATCGTTGCGTTAGTCGTTGCAACTGCTTGCCATGCTGTTCCACCAGATACTTCGGCAAAAGATAATTGACCAACACCTGATGTTCCTGATCCTGTTACTGAGTCTACTTTTAAATATCTATCGGCTGTTACGTTACCTGTAGGAAACTTTAATGTGTAAGATTGTGAAGATGAGTGGGGCGGAGATTGCAGCTTAATACCGTGGGAGTTATTCTCGCAGTTAAGTTGTAGAGTCCCTGGGTTTGTGTTACCACCAACTTCTACATACCCAGTTCCATTTGGTGTTGCTGTAATATTTCCATTCGCACCATCTGTAATTGTAATCGTTCCAGAGTTTGTTCCTGAATTTGTGTCTAAAACTAAATCATATGCACCGCTTGATGTTAAAGTTGCAGCAGCTGATCCTGTACCAACTTTAAGTTCACCAGTTCCTTTTGGTGATAATTCTAAATCAATATTTGAGTCACCACCAGCAGCTCCTAATTTAGCACCAGAACCTGTAGCAGCATTTGTAATTTCTAATTGGTTAACAGCAGAAGATGTAGTTTGAAAAATTAATTGCTCATTTCCATTTTCATCTCTAATTCCATGATCATCATCAAAATCAATCATGAAAGAATTAGTATCTAAATTACCACCTAATTGTGGTGATGTATCATCTACAAGATCACTTGCTAATGCAACAGAAGCAAGGTTTGGATTAGTGCCATCATCAGCTTTTGCATAAACTAAAGATGTTTTACCGTTTGCTACCGCAACTGAATCACCAGAACCTGTAGCGTATTTAAATGTTACAGTTTGAGATCCAGATGTTGAATTTTTTAAAATATAAAAATTTTGTACATCAAGAGGGATAGTTACATTTCTGCCTGATGTTAATGTTCCCGTAAATTCAATAATTCTATGTGCAAGAGTTGCACCTGTTCCGCCATCTGTTACTGATAAAGTTGTATCTCCCGAGTCTGATACTGCTTGTGTGGTATAGCCACCAGAAATCTGTTCTACTATATTTAAATTAGTATTTGTTTTTGTACCCCATGTACCTGCATTTTCACCAGTTGCCTGTAGTTCAATACCCAAGGGTGTATATGTCGATGCCATTAAGCTGCTTCTCCTGTTACGTCGTTATAGCTTGTATTTGAGCCAGTTGCAACATCCGAATATGATGTATTCGAACCCGTTGAAATATTACTATACGACGTGTTACTTCCAGTGTCAATATTAGCGTATGCTAATACATTTACTGCTCCTACACCAACTGTAGAGGATTGTCCAGTTAATCCCATAACTTGATCTTTTGGATCTATCGTGCCTACCGAAGCTGCAGCAGAAACTCCTGTTAATCCCATAACATCTGCAGGTGTTAAAGAACCAGTTGACATGGTTGCTGATACTCCTGTAGGTGTTGCAACTGCAGATCCTAACCCTACTAATGTTCCTAAAGTAAATTCTGCTTGTACGCCTGTTAAAATTGCTGCATCATTTGGAACGACAACAGAACCTTGTCCCGATGTTATACCAAAACCTGTTAAATTAGCTTCGTGAGAAGTTACACCTTCAGCTGTTCCTTGTGATGAAGTTATCGCTTGACCAGTTACAGATACATCTTCGTTTGGTGAAACTGCTGTTCCTTGACTTACAGTTACTGATTGTCCAGTTAATCCCATAAATTGATCTGCAGGATCAATTACACCAATGGCTGCAGTAGAAGAAATTCCTGTTAGAGCTGTTGTAACCTCTATAACATTTGTAATTGAATTAACTGATGATTGAAAAGATATTCCGCCTACTTCAACTGTTTTCGGAATCACTGGTGAAATAGAACCAGTTGTTCCAGTAGCAGAAACACCAGTTGGTTCTACGGTTACTGTAATTACGTTAGAAATTGATCCAATAGAAAATGTAGATGATATGCCTGTTAATGAAACTGTTTCGTCTGCAAGATTTCCCCACTCACCATCATTCCAAGCTTTAGCACCCCACCCTGTTGCAAGAACAGAATTTTCATTCCAATAAGCTCGGCCCCAGGTGAATCGACCCCATCCTGTTTGAACCGACATAGTGGTCCTCCTATGCTAATCTTATGATCGCGTTTGTAGCGTCTGCTGTTGGAAACTGAATTGTGAAAGTTCCGTTAGTTGCTGTTTTATCAGAACCAAAAGCAATTGCACAAACAGCTGCATTAGAATCAGAAGAGTTATAAATTAAAGCACCGTTTGCTGTGAAAGATGCAGATGAATAACTCACATCAGAAAAATCGCAAATTGCAGTTGTGCTTGATGCGACTGGAGTTACGCTTGTTAACGTAGCACCACCAGATGTGTAAGCAGTTCCAGATGTATTTGTAATTTCTTCTGAAGTTGAAAACGCAGTAGTTGATGCACCAAGAGTTGCATCACTGTCATATAAAGCAATTTTAAAAGTGTCACCAGTTGTTGCTGTAAAATTGTGAACACCTTTTAATAATTCTACTTTAAAACTTGTACAAATTGCCGATGTTATTGCCATATTTTATCTCCTAAGGGTTTACTGAGTTAATTGGTATTCTAACGGCTCCGTCTGTGTAGTCGTCTCTTCTACGTCTACCAATTTGCTCGTTTGCAAACTTCTGTACTTCTTCTTTATACTTTGTTTCGTATAAAGTCAACATATCTGCAGGACCCTTTAAAAACCCATAAGTCTCAGATAAACAACAGTATAATAAGCCATTTGGGAAGTTTAAACTGATATAATTAGTAGTATTATCTGAAGCTAAAGTGGCTGGCATCTTGTTGTAATGAACTCTAAATTTGTAATTTGTATTAGGAGTAGGAGCTAAAAAGATACGTCCAGAATTAGTATCTCCATCTCCAGTGGCACCACCAAACATAGCATAATATTTTGGTTTACCTTGTGCTGCAGATGTCCCTGTAATTGGCTGATACTCTTGTAGATATGTTACGTCTTTTTTTTCTAACCAAGTGTTTGATCCAGTGAGCACGGCACTTGAATCGTAAACCTGTATACCTCTAATAAACAAAGCCCCACCTGGAGCGTTAATTGTTTCTTGCCCTGGAACTAAATTACCAGACTGTTGTTTTCTATCTGAATCAATTGGAATATCACGCATAATTCTATATTGCGCGTTTAAAATAATATTCTCTAATTGATCAGTAGATAAAACATTTGAATCTACCTCTGTGTAGTTTCTAATTTGTGTAACTAATCCTGAATAACTTATTCCTGCCATTATGCTGATAACGTGACTGGTCCAACGGAACAGCCTTCGCCTCCTCCTTTTACTCCCCCTTTTGTAGCAGTATCTGTATCAACTGTAAAATGAAAAAAATTAGCTACAGAGTAGTCACTAGTATTTCTAGCGTCGTTTACATATACACCTGTTGTAATTGTATATCCCGCCGCCTTTGCAATATTAGCTCCTGATATACCATCAAAACTTTGAGGATTTGTAAATTGAAAAGTTCCTCCAGCTGCTGTAACTGCTAGAGGTGCTCCTCTAAATCTTTTAGTATCACCATTTGTTATACCGTGTCCTGGAGCAGTTACGTTTATAATTCCAGAGCCAGAAGAATAAGTTTCAAAAGCGTCCATTGGTAATGAGTATGGAACACCTGGTTCTGTTCTATCTGGTCTAATATTACGTAAAGATATTGCATCACCATTCATAGGTTTAGGTTCTAACTGTGGTTGTTTTGGTTCAAACTCTGATATATGAACTAAAGCCCCATTCCACTCTCTAACCATTTCTCTATAAGGAAATTCTAAACCAGACCTATCTGATATTGCTTTTGAGTGTTTACCTGTCGCGTACTTTGCCATTATGTACCTGGGTAGTAAGCTTTAGGTGTAATATACGTGCTTGAAGCTGACCCATCCTCTGCTAACGCTCTTGCTAATTCATCTTCATATAATAATTTTTGAGTTTGAATTCTATCTGGAGCATATTTTTGTGCTAAATAATATGCAAGTCCTGATACCATACAAGGCACAAATCTAAATGGCACATCGGTTGCATTTGTATAATCTCCAACATCTTGTATTCTTTTAATAAAATAGAAATGCATGTCTTTGGATGCATTTGTAGAATCTGGTGTTGGATAAACGTGTATTCTAACTTTGTCTATAAATCTCTCTACCCAATATTGATTAGGTGTCCCTTTTGATAATTTATTTGAAAACGCTGCATAAGTAGATCTATCCACTTTTGTCATTGGACTATCTGCTTGAGTTGTTTGAGTTCTGTTTGATCTTAATTGTGCTTCCAATACATCAGACATTCCATAGATGCCATTTGAGGGTGTTGTAGTTGCACTTGTGCCATCATCACTTGATCTAAAAAAATCATAATCAGATTGTCCTTCAATCAAGTCAAGGTTAGTTTCATCTATTTCCCAATAGTGAATACCTCTATTACCCCATTCTTGAAAAAGAACATTTAAAGATCTTCTTGCGTTTTTTAACTGGTAACCAGCTACGCTCTGTAATCCAATACGTTCAAATGCTTCTTCTACTATTTCATCAATAGAAAAAGTTTTGTCGAACGTAGCTGTTCCCGAAGTTGTATTAGCCATTCAAACTCCTACGATTCGTAAACTTTAATCCATTCACAAACAATTGTGCCTGTATCTCCTGCAGAGCAAGCTGGTAAAACTACATTTACATCACCAGTAAATCCACTAGCTTCTGTGTTTTTCAAACCACCAAAGTCGCTATAATCAAATGCCATTTCACCTTCTAAAGTTTGAAATACAACATCTGTTGTTGCATCCCATTGCATTCTGATTGCATCAACTGGTGCTGTTACAGAAACGTTAAAACTAACTTTATTAAGTCTTACAGTTTTGCAAGTTTTACCATTGTTTGATGCTAGCCCAGAAACATCAACTATTTTAGTTGTGCTTCCTTCTCCGTCACCCGAAACCACATTGTAGTGAGTGATAAGTTTTTTTGCTCCGTCAAATACAGTTGTATTTAATACTGTGTCTGCTGCCATGTTTTGTCCTCCTTTTAAAGAGCGCCTGCATTACCAGGCGCCCCGAGTTTATTTATTAGAGTTCAGTGTTAGCTGTTCTCTCTTTTCCTGCTGAAAGGTAATCCATAGTCATTACTTTCGCAGCAGCTGCACCGTTTTGAATTGCAAATGAAACAGCCAACTCTTCGTCGTCTGGAGCATTTGTATTCACGCCTGAACCAACTTTTACGTTATCTTTGTAGACGTGGAACTTTCTGTCTTTTGGATCATAGTAAAATCCTAAAGTCATAAAAGTGTCGTCCGCTGCAGTTCCGCAAGAAACAGTTGTTTCTGTGCTGTCTTTTTCTATGACTAATTCCATAGAAGTAGAACCATCAGCTTTTCTGAAATAGATACCGTCAGTTACACCATCAATAATAGTTGTATCAGTGATAATTAAACCAACCGCAAAGTCAGATTCAGTTGCGTCGTTTACTTTAAATCTAGTTTTAAAGTATAGACCTTTTGCAGCTTCGTATTTGAAAGATTCAATTACGCCGCCCGAACCGCCAGCCCATTGAAACTCATCAGAATCATTGTCTGCCGCATCGTTTGTTACAACTAATAAACCGCCGTCACCATCTCCTAAAGCTTCTGTTGCGTCTCCGCCACCAGCTTCAGTTGTAGTGATAACCCAGTCACTAGCTGTGTATTTGTCGAAGTCCTCGTGATAAACGTGGTACTTAATTGGATCTGGTTGTTTTAATTTTTCACCAGTTCCACCAGTTACTACGTTCGTGACTCCTGAAGTAAAGTGTGTAGTCATATCAGTCCTCCTTGTTAGACCAGTTATTCTTTAGTGAATAACCAATTTACTTAAAGAACTTATACTCTTATTTTTTAAAGAGCGCAAGAGAGCCTGTAGTGTAGTTGTGATTTTTTTAAATATGTAGCCTTTTATTAAGTAGCTACTGAAACTTCTGGGGCAGCGTCATCAACTCTATTTTGTAAATGAGCCCTTTGAGCTTCTGCTTGTTTAATATGGTTTATAACTTCTCTGATCTTATGATCAATGTTAACCATATTGAGAGTATATCTACCCTCGTTCAGATGCTCCTGTTCCCAGTTTAACTCCAAGGACCTCTTTTGTTTGTATAGGTCGTTCAAGTGTGCTTGCATCGTGGACCTCCTCATAGGTAATCCATTTTTTACGGGTATCGTAAAATCCCGTTG